GGACAACAAATATGATAGACATTTCATTTATCGAACCGCCTGCCTTTAAAAATGCAAATGCCGTTCTTCAGTATAATGGTTTATATTTTATATGGTCTTCTCGAATAAGTGGTTACACTTCGGGAGGAAGTCCTGGTAGCAATGTAATTGATAAGTTTCCTTTTTCTCAAGATGCAAATGCTACAGACGTAGCAGATCTTACGACTTCAAAAAGACTAATAGCAGGACAATCAAGCACAGAGTCAGGTTATGTCTCTGGAGGCACCGCCCCTCCTGTAATATATGTATCTACAATAGAAAAATTTCCTTTTGCAACAGACTATTACGCCGGTGAAATAGGTAGCTTATCACAGGCTAGATATGGCCCAACAGGTCAGAGTTCAGCAACTCACGGCTATAGTTCTGCTGGAATATTTGGGGCTCCAACTGCAACATATACTAATACAATAGATAAATTTTCGTTCTCTTCATCTGGAAATGCAACAGACGTAGGTGATACAACAGATATACGAAGAAGTAGCGGGGCTGGACAAAACTCTTCTACTCACGGATATTTTTCTGGAGGAGGCTCTCCTGTTAAAAATATCATAGATCGATTTCCTTTTTCCTCAGATGCAAATGCAACAGATGTAGGCGACCTCACACAAGGTAGATATCAAGCTGCAGGACAATCTAGTGATGTTTCAGGTTATACTTCTGGGGGAACTCCTCCGGCTGTAAATACAATTGATAAGTTTCCTTTTGCTACAAATGCAAATGCAACAGATGTAGGAGATCTTACTGCAGTCACATATACTACGGCAGGTCAATCTTCTAGTGTTTCGGGGTATACATCAGGAAGCTTTAGTAGCAATATAATTCAAAAATTTCCCTTTGCTACTGATACAAACGCTACAGATGTAGGCGATTTAACTCAATCTAGACATCAATCTGCTGGTCAACAATCTTCTTCATAGGGACTATATGAACTATTTACATTTTTGCGGCGGGCTTCCGCGTACAGGATCTACCGTCCTGATGAACATTCTCCAACAGAATCCAGTACTCTTTACTACAGCAACAGATCCGTTTCCATATATCCTACAAGAACAGATCTTAATTAAATCTCGATATACAGAAGCTTTTCAAGCAATGAGCTGTGAACAAGCAGATGATGCTATTTATGGAATGGCATTGGGTGCTACTCGTGGGTGGTATGAAGGATTAACCTCAAAGCCTATAGTAATTTCAAAAGCGCGACAGTGGAGTGGATTACATCATCTTTTTCCAGCTTCTAAGATTCTAGTTACAGTTCGTGATTTGAGAGATATTGTGGAAAGTTTTGATCGTGTCAACTCTCGTATTAAAGCTCTACATACTTTTAGTGATGATCATACTTTATATGCGTCCATGAGTGAAGAAGAAAAGCTACATTATCACTTTAAAGAATCTAATGCTTTTTCTTCTACTCTCCGTCATGAAATACCTAAGTATATTGATTTATTTAAACAAGATTCTAGCCGAGTAAAGTTTATTAGGTACGAAGACTTACTTAAAGATCCAGAATATATGTTACAACGTATTTATTCGTTCTTAGGGTTAGAATCTTATAAACACAACTTATCTAACATTTCTCAATCTGCAATGTTCGAGCACGACAATGCATATTTTAGAGAAAAAACAGATCACCATACTAAGCCTAGCTTAATTCCGTGGAAAGAGCCTATTCGAGTTCTTTCTGACAAATTTCATCAACAAGTTATTAAAGATAACAGTTGGTTCTATCGTTCATTTTATCCAGAGGTTTTACAATGAATCCCGCAGAATACTTTAAAAAAAATAAATATATCTATCTAAGCAATGTTGTTCCTAGAAATACTTGTGAAGACTTAACTAATTATATGTTTAGTCTCTATGATCAAGGCAAGCTCACAAAAGATGAGCAATGTCCTATGTCAGATAGTGTTTATGGAGATCCTATTTTAGATAATTTATTAAAATCTTTAGCAGAGCCATTATCTGCTCAACTAGGAGTTAAATTACTTCCTACATATACCTATGCACGTATCTATCGACCAGGAGAAACACTTGTTCGTCATATAGATCGTGAAGCTTGTGAAATTTCTGGTACTATGACTTTAGGGTTTGATCCTGGGTCAGGTATTTGGCCTATATTCTTTACAGGGCAGCAGGATGATATTGTTGGTAATTCTGTAGAGATTAATGTAGGTGACCTTGTTATGTATCATGGTAATGAGCTATGGCATTGGCGACCTGCTTATAAAGGTAAGTGGCAAGTACAAGTATTCTTTCATTATGTAGATGCTAATGGGCCTCATGCCTCTTGGGCAAATGATAAACGTGAAGCTTTAGGAATAGATAGACCAGTTATAAAAGAAGAGCCTAAGCCTCAACCTCTTGTGCTATCTAACCCTATTAAAAATGAAGAAAATGGTGTAGCCTTAAAGTCTAAAATTATTTCCGATGGTTTAATAATTAAAACTTGTGATGATGTGTTTCCAGGAGCTGTTAGCTATTATTCTGCGTTTAATCAGCCTTACTGTTTTACAGTGGCAGAGTGTGAAGCTGTTTGCGCGCTAGCAAATAAACTTTATCCTATTAAGTCTACTGTAGGTGATGGAGATAATAGTAAATATGATCCATCAGTTAGAGCTGTAGATACCTATAACATCGAATACTCTGATGAGACAGCTTGGATATTTAAGAAGATTGCAGCGGCGGTCGGTAAGGCTAATGCTGAGTATTATAAATATGATTTATATGGTATTACTCACGCACTTCAATTACTTCACTATAAAGATGTAGAGCATGGTCATTATGATTGGCATGTTGATTGTGGTAATGGAACCAGCGCAACTCGTAAAATTTCTGTTTCAGTTCCTCTTACCCATCGTTCTAAGTATGACGGTGGGGATCTACTAATTAATAATAATGGTAATGTAATTAACACTGTTAATGAACAAGGATCCATTAATATGTTTCCTAGCTACTTATTACATCAAGTAACTCCTGTTACTCGGGGAGAGCGTTGGGTTATTGTTATTTGGATTAATGGTCCTAGGTTTAAATAATGAATGTTTATGAAAAGTTATTTTTTATAAAGCAGTTTACAGATAGCGTAGGAGAGATATATGGAACAGAAGACTTTTCTGTATATCTCTACTCTCTTATAAAAATGCGCAAGCCTAAACGTGTAGTAGAACTTGGTACAGGTTTAGGTTCTGTAATGTTATGGAGTGCTTTAGCCTTAGAAGAAAATAAAGGTGGTCGATTCTACACAGTAGACAACGGTTCTGAATGGAGCCGCTTAAAACAGGCAAGACCTCGCATGGGGCCTTTGTTTCGTGAGCAATATGTAGAATATATTAATAATTTGATTGACAATTTTGAGTTTAATGGTTATATTAGTTTTATAAATCGTAATATTTCTATTAATGAGTTGCCAGACGATATAGACATTTTATTTTCAGATTTTGCGCATGGTCCTAAAGATATTATGTCAATGCTTATTGATGTACTACCTAAACTCTCAGATACATCAATCTTGATGTTTGATTCTGCTTCTACTTACTACTCATCTTACCTAACACTGAATGAACTAGTTAAGATGTTAAATAGCGGTCATCTTCCTGTTAGCCTATCTACCTCTTCTGAGCTAATAAACAAAATTCGTAGATGTAGTTTTGAAATTAGGCATGTTGTAGAAGCTAAAGATCGTGCCCAAAATAGTACTGCGTGTATTTATATACAGCCTAAAGATATTTTTCCGTATCCATTAAGCCATATGAGGTTTTAAATGTTAAAGGTTATTGACAATTTTATTAGTGACCGCTATTCTAGTTATATATTTGATAAATGTGCGGCACTAAAGTGGACTTTTGTACCAGATATTTCTTTAGGTAGTACAGCTCAGAGAAGTGTTCCTGGTTTTTCATATAATTTTTATCTTCATAGCGATTTTAATAATAACGAACCTAAAACTATTGAAACACCCGAATATAGCTTTATAGCTCCAATGCTAATGGAAGCTTTAGATAAATTTGGATTACCTTCAGCAGCTTTTGATTCTTTATTTCGCAGTAGAGCTAGATTAACTCTTGCAAATGATAGACTTAGCGAAGAAGAAAAAATAGATAATCCTCATATAGATTATAAAATTCCTCATTTAGTTCTACTTTACTATGTAAATTCAACGGATGGGGATACAGTTATGATTGAGGCTAATACGGTACGAGACAGAATTCCACCTAGACGAGGTAGATGTATATTATTTGATGGTTCTATACTTCATGCTTCTTCTACTCCTGCTCTAGGTCCTCGTATAGTTATAAATAATAATATAAAACTTTCTTAAAGGAGAAAATTATGGCAGTCGTAGAATATATGTTTAACATTGACGATAAAGGAAAACGTTTTATTCCTGGTTTCATAGATAATAGAGGTCATTGGTATGACCCTACTACAGAAACTTATGTAGGTTGGATTAAAGATTCTAGGGATTTTTATGTTCCTGACTCTATTACAGTACTAAGTAAAGAAGATTTAGTACAGCGTCAACTTACTATTCATGCAGGTAATCCTATGATGAATATGGGAAATCCTGAAAGCGAACCAACTGCAATGACTGATGAAGAAGTTAGAACAATGGTTGAGGCTTGGTACGATTCTTTTGTAGCGGAGAATTCTTAATGGAAATTATTCTTGCTAAGAAATTAGAAGAATTATCAATGAATGAGCTTATGGATGTATTACGAAAATTACTCATGCAGGATAGAGAAGCTTTTAATACCTTAAAAGAATTAGTAGACGATATAACATAAAGGATTTTTTATGACAGACGAAACACAACAAACAACTGGCTTAACAATTTTTGAAGAATTGAAACAAGATTTAACAGTTAAAGACGGGTCAGAGTTTACAGTTCCTCTATCCACTATTTTTGGTAAAGGTACGGTTGCAAAAACAGAATCTTTTGGAGGTTTAAGCTTAGCTGAAAACGCCCAAAAAGTAGATTTAGCTATTGCTAATACTAAAGATTTGCAAAATATTTGGAACCGTAGTCATACTCAGTGGATGTGGAAACACTTAAACCTTTCTTACTTAGATCCTCATAAGAATATGCGTCAAATTGCTGCAGAAGTAGCTAGAAAACGTCAAGCTCTTAACGAGGCTAAGTGGAATCAAATTAAGACAGAAGTTAAAATTAAAAAAATTGAAGAACAACTCGCTGCTCCTGAAAACTTAGATTATTGGGCAGAAGTTGATCTTAATATTAAGCTTGCTGAGCATAGAGAAAAACTTGCTGAAGGAATGAGCTATGTTGAAGGAGCTATGAAAGATATCTTAGCTTTAAATGAGCTATTTGAACAATTAAAAAGAAAAACTGATACATTTAATGAACTAGATATTGAAAAAGAAGAATCTAAGGTTCATATTAAACGTAGTATTGTTCAGTGTATTAGAGATGTTCGTCAATCTGGATTTATTTCCAAAGGGGAGCAAGAATACTTAGAGCAAATAGGTGTTAATCCCTCTAAAATGATGATGAAAATCAAAGAGTATGTACAACAAGAAGCTAGACAAGAATCTTGGGATGTTGCTATTTTGCACGAATTTGTAGAAAAAGCAGCTAGTGAATTAATAGATAATTTTAAAGTTGATCAGGTTAGAATGACTTTAATGGGATTTGATTCTAATCCAGTAGAAGATATTATTTATCAAAAAGATATTATTCCTACAAGAGAATAAGTTTAGCTCGTAAATGCGAGAATTTATATGGCAACAAACAATTTTAAACTTATAGCCTCATCGACTATAAGCGGTACTAATGATTCTTTAATAAATACTGCAGCAGCAGCAACTACGTTAGTTATACATTCCGTATATTTAACTAATGTAGGAGCTGCTGCTTCTTATGCAAACGTAAAAGTAGAAGATTCTAGTGAAGCAGTGACTACTCATATAGCCTATAATACAGAAATTCCTTCAGGAGAAACTCTCATACTAGATAAGCCTTTAAATTTAGAAGCAGGCGATAAACTTTATGTTAGAGGTAATAACTTACAAGTTACTGTGAGTGCTTTGGAGATTAGTTAATGTATCTTAATCGTTTAGTCAATAGCATAACTGTAATACCTGAAATAGATAATTTATCTGATAATGTAAACCGTCTATATAATATAGGTGGTACTCTTTATTTTAACGGTTCTGAAATTGGTACTGGTGCTGGTGCTGCTGCTAATGATTGGGTAAATGCTAATGACTATGCTACTTATGACACTGTTACTGCTAACATTTTTAATACGTGGAAAACTGTTAATACCTCTATTGATGTAGTACAAAGTAATTTAAGTAGTGAAGTAAGTACTTTAACTGCTAATGACTATAATAGTTACACTACGCTAAAGTCTCTTATAGATACTATACAAGATAATGTCGGATCTAGTGTATCTTCTGATAGTATATTACCAAACAGTGATAATACTGGCTATGTAGGCAATGTTTCTTTAGCATGGGGAGAAGGTTGGTTTTACGATCTACATGTCTCTAATCATGCTACTATAGCTAGTCAACTCACCGTTGAAGGTAATTTGATAGTTACAGGTAATGTAGTAACTGTAAATGCTACTGAATTATCTATTGAAGATAATATGATTTATCTAAATGCTAATAGCACGATAACTAATCCAGATTTAGGATTTGCTGGAAATTATAATGATGGTAGTTATGCTCATGCTGGTTTTTTTAGGGATGCCACAGATGGATATTGGAAAGTGTTCGAGGGGTATACCCCCGAACCAGATGCTTCTCCTTATATAAATACAGCACATGAAAGTTTTACCCTATCGGTATTTCAAGCAAGAGAATTTAGAGGTAATTTAGTAGCCTCTATTGCTAGTGTGAATTCCGTAAATATTTTAGCTAACGACTATAATACTTATACTACTTTAGCGTCTAATGATGGGGCAACATTATTAACTGCTCGTTCTAATGACTATAATACCTATACCACTTTATCTTCTAATGACGGGGCAACACTATTAACTGCTCGTTCTAATGACTATGGTACTTATGTTACTCTAACTGCTAATGATTTTAGTACTTACTCTACTCTAAATAGTAGAATCAATTTAGTACAATCTAACTTAGATTCTTTTTCAGGAGGAGGCGTTTGGACAGAAGATACCGGTCGTGCTTATTACGTAGGTAAAGTAGTAGTTAATTCATCTTCTGCCCAAACAGAACAATTTTATGTTAACGGTAATGCAAAAGTATCAAGCGATTTTGAAGTTGGTGGGACTTTAACAGAGTCATCATCCGTAACTTTAAAAGAAAATATAATACCTTTAGAAGAACAATTAAATAAAATTTTAATGCTACGACCTGTAGAGTACGACAAAATAGGAACTAAGAGTCATGAATATGGATTAATTGCTGAAGAAGTAGCTAATGTAATACCTCAAGTTGTTAGTGAAGGTAGTACTTCTATTCAATATACTAGACTTATTCCTCTTCTTATTAAAGCAATTCAGGAATTAACAGATAGAATCAATATACTAGAAAGTAAATAATGTCTTATTTTAAAGTACCCGTAGATAAGTTAGCATCTCGCCTTCCTGCTAAATTTGGATTTACAGAGTTTAATCCTAGTCAAATAGCAATGTTAGAAGGATTAGAAGATCATAGATTTTGGGTACATATATCAGCTCGCCGTACAGGTAAATCTAGTGCTGCTTCTGTGTTAGCATTAGCAAAGCTGCTAGAGCCTAATCAACAAGTTGTAGTTGTAGCCCCTAATTATAACCTTTCTTCAATTATTTGGGACTATACTACAGAACTCATTCAGGCTTTTGGTATTGAAACTAAACGTCTTAACTTAAAAGATCGTGTTGTTCGTCTTGTTAATGATAGTACTTTTAGACTTTTATCAGCCAATAACAGAGAAAGCTTAGTTGGACGTGCAGCTCATCTACTAATCGTAGACGAAGCTGCTATTATTCCTGATGATGAGTATTTTACTAGAGACTTAAGACCAGCACTTTCTACATATGAAGGTTCTAGAGCACTTTTTATTTCAACTCCTCGTGGTAAACAAAATTATCTTTATAACTATTATACTCGTGGGGCAGATGAAAATTATCCTGATTGGGGTTCAGGTCTTTATCCGTGGCATGTCAATCCTGCACTAAAAGAAGCTGATATTGAAGAAGCAAAACGTACTTTACCTCCTACTATTTTTCAACAAGAATATTATTGCGATTGGGTAAGTTTCGAAGGTCAAATATATAAAGTAGATGATACAGTTCATCTAATAGATACTAAAAAATATATTGAACCGGGAGATGACCGTTATACTTTTATAGGAGGCCTTGATATGGGCTTTAGAGATGACACTGCTTTTGTTGTCGTCGCAACAGACGGTACTAACTTTTTTGTGGTAGATGAGTATGTAGCAGCAGAAGGCACTACTTCTTCTCACGCAGAAATTATAAAAGAAATGACAGAACATTGGGACATAGAAAATATTTACATAGATTCTGCTGCAGCACAAACAAAAGCTGATTTAGCCTATGATTACGATATATTTTGTGAAAACGCTGTAAAGTCTGTTAATGACGGAATAAGTTTTCTACAAGTACTCATAGAAAATGAGAACTTATTATTTGATATTGAAAATTCAGAACGCACCTACGCTAGTGTGAGCGGATACCGATGGAATACTAAAGGTGAAAAAGCTAAACCATTACACGATTGGACATCTCACTGTTGTGATGCTTTACGCTACGCTATTTATTCCTATACGAAAGCATCTGCCGTAGGAATATATGCTTAAAACTAAATAAGTATATAAAAAAGAAAAGATAGAAAATAAATTTTTGACTGCAACCAAAAATAGATTTATAATTGAGAAAATGTCAGATTTAAAAAGACTGCCGGTAAAATATGTACGTGACTTTATTAAAAAAGATTATGTCTATGATACCAAGTGTTATATCTGCGGTTCAGAGAACTTATTAGAGCTGCATCATTTGTATAGCATCTCAGAACTTTGGAACGAATGGTTAGATAAGTATAAAATTAACTCAGATAAGTTAACAATAGATACTGTTACTGCATTACGAGTTACTTTTTACGAAGAGCATAAACACTTATTAGGTCCTAGCAACTTGTATACTTTATGCAAAATGCATCACTTAAGGTTACATAGTATTTATGGGGCACGTTATTCTAATTGGAGATCTGAAAAAGTCAAAGCTTGGTTAGAGAGTCAAAAAGACAAATTTGGAGAATAGAATGGCAGGTCCTATTAGTTGGATAAGAGAAAAATTAAATCCTATTCAGCCTTACCTACAAAGTCAAGAGCCTTTAATACAACCAGAAAGTAACGTTGATTTTAGAGCAGCCTATGACCAAGTAGAAATTATTCATCGTTGTGTAGAGATGATAATTAATGCTGTAGCAGGAATACCTTTTGCAGTTGAGCCAGGCCCTCAAGGAGGTCCAGTTAAGAAGCTTTCTAAGTTACTTAATACTAGACCAAACCC